ATGATCAAGATTGATCCCCACGACCGCATAGATCTAACCGGCCCCTGGGCCGGTTTCGGCTTTCAGGGCGGCCACATGTTTACGCCCGAAGGCCACCAGCTGGAACCCTGCGATATGACCTGGTGGTCACTGACCTGCAACATCGCCCGGGAATGGCGTCTGATGATGGCCGAGGCCCGCGCCGAGGTGGCCACCCGATCGGCACCGCCTCGGAAGGCTTGTGCCACAACGAAATCCAGCGTGATCTACCTTGCCGAAGCGCTCAGAATTCGCCGAGAACGGCGTTTGGGCGTGAGTGGACCCGGCTCCGACGCCGAGCCGTCCAATGTGGTCTACATGCGCCGTGGGCCGAGGCCGCGCCAGCGCGTGTGAGGCGTTTTCCGTAGGGGCGCTGCCCCTACACCCGGCTACTGCTCTCGGCAACGCTGCCAGCCACCCGCAGGAGCGTGGATCTGTTCCCAACCGTTCGGCAGTTTTCGGAACGCCTGACCGCCGATGCACGCGGTTCCGGAACGCTTGGAAGCCTCTGACCCCAAGGGCGGCAGACCGATAACACTGCTCGAAGGGCCAGGGCGCCCAGCACGTTGTGCCTCAGCCGAGAGCGTGCGGGCCTCAACGTGTTCGCAGTACGCTTTCATGCCCGGATGCGGATGATTCGGCCATGCCAATTCTCGGCAATTAAAGGGCGTTGTGCTCTTCGACATTGAGTTATAGGCAGCCTTGGGCGCCGGGGCCAATGGCTTTGGCCTAGGGCCCGTTGCTGATTGCAACTGAGCATGCGCAGAGCAAGCAAGCGAAATAAGCAGCAATCCTGCTGAAATCCTTTTGAGCATGAGCTTCCCCTTGTAGCTAGGGGAAGCTTACCGCATGGCCCTACGGGCCGCTGTAGCGATTCTGGACCGATTCGGGGAACGTGCCCATGGGGCGCTCACCTACGCGCACGATAGTGCCCCCACTACTTGCCGCCGTGACCGCGCCCGCGCCGCCGCCGCTTCCACTCGCTACGCTCGCAGAACCAGCGGCAGCACCGTCACGGTCCAGGCGGTACAACGTTGGCTCTTCCTCGCGCCGGGGCGCTTCCCGCGGCCACGCCGTGGCGACCGTCTCAAACGAACCCGCTGTGAGACGAACCCCGTACACGGCGACCCTGAGCCGGTAGCCCATCGCAATCAGCGCATCAAAGGTCAACTGATCTACCGTGTTCCCTGAGCCGTCGACCCATTCGACCATGCCCACCGAGCGCTCTCCGAACTGAGCGGTAAAGGCCAGCCGAATCCGGTTCGCCTGTGTCATGGCGGCCACATAGCGCTGTTCGACGGTCATCCCGGCTAGCGGATCGGTGGCGGGCACTGCAGCGGCTGCTGTCGGCAAGACGCCGGTGCTGATGGGCTTGTGCGCGCCCTGCCCCTGCGTCGCCTTGGTGCCTGCCGGGGCTTCTACAGCTGCTTCTGGCTCATCGTCACCCATCATCCTGATGAAGTAGCCGCCGAATGCCCAGATGCCAACCACAAGGCCCACGGCAGCAATGGCGATCTTGGGCGCAAGCTGCTTCCAAATGTTGGTGCCGCCTTCCTCATACACCTCTGCATTCTCGGCGCCGACCGCGTAGCCGTGATACAGCGGATAGATGGCCGGATCGTACTTGAGTGTCTTGCCACCAACGACCTCAAATTTACCGGGACTGGTGGTGTGGTAATACGTGACGCGGTAGCGCGTTTTAAGGCCCACGGCGGTGAGCTTCTGGAAGACGTTCTTGCGCTCGATACGTGCCCTGACCGCCTGATGCACGCGATTAATCCACTGCGTCATGATCAGCACGTCACCGCCGTTCTGGCCGATCAGCGCGAAGAAGTTCTCCACCTCTTCCGGCAGCTGGTTGCGCTGTGCAACGTAGAACTCATGCACCTCATCGATCACCACCAGCGCATCTTTAAACTCATCTGGGATGCACCACTGGCCGGTCTCCGCATGCCTGGAGCACACGAACGTCGTTGCAACATCCCTGGTTTCTACCAGCGTCAGCAGCTTGTGGATCTCATCCACAGGCATATCCAAGTACTCGGCGATGCGCTGGTGGTGCAGGCCATTGAGACGCGCAAACACCCGGCGCCCCTTCTTTAGCGTGGGCAAGAATGTGATTCTTGACCGCGTCGTAGCTCTTGCCTGCGCGCGGCACGCCCTCGTTGAAAACTAGCATGTCACCACTTCCCCAAGGTCAGAATTTTCCGGGTGATGAAGAACACGATCCCGAGCGATACCACGGTCATGCACTCGGGAATCTTGAAGATATTGACGAACCACGCGATGCTCGGCCCCGCATTTGCGAACAGAGTTCCGAGCTTGTACTCGGTCATGAACTCCGGTACCGGCAGCTTTTCAAACGCGTGTGCGGCCAAGTCTAGGACTTGTTCGATCGCGTAAAGCACAAGGTCACGGAAGAACTCAACGATGGCAGTCCACAGGCGCTCCACCTGCCTGCGGATGTACTCGGTCAGATCGTTGAGCCACCCGGCTTGCATCGTCACGAATGCGATTAGGTTGATCATGTGAGCGCGATCTTGATTGCGTGGAAGGCGGCGAACGCGAGCAGCAGCCAGCCCAGCAGTTGAAGGATGGCGACGATCTCAGGCTTGCACAGGAAATCGAACGTCATGGCGTCCCAATACGGCGTCGCCGGGAACGTGAAAATCGGACACGAAGCGCTGACGCTGATCTCAAAGAAGCTCTTGGTTGCGTCGATGATCGGGGCCTTGCTCACGCGCTCGGCGAAATCGTCGTAGAGCTTCTCGACGGTCTTGCCTTCCGACTCATAGAGCGCATCACCGTCGCTACCCGGTTGTCCGGGGCCATCGTCATCACCGTCGCCGGGACCCGGCCCCGGGCCAGTGCCACCACCGTCCCCTCCCCCATCGTCGCCACCACCATCGCCATCACCCGGTCCGGTACCGCCGCCACCGTCCCCACCACCGGGATCGGTACCCCCGCCGCCATCACCGCCCCCGTTGTCGCCACCACCATCGCCGCCGCCCGGGTCCGTACCACCGCCATCGCCACCGCCGGGATCGCCATCGTCACCGGCAGGCGTAGGGGCCGGGGCATCACTCTCGGTGCAGGCACCGCCAGTCGGGGCAAACGACACGCCGGCAGTACCCTGAGGATCCAGCGCGCTGCTGTACATGCACCCCATGTGACAGGCATTGACTGATGCCGCTGTGCCGCCACCCTGCCAACCGAACTCTTCTGCCCGCGTCTTGCAGCTGGTCGCCTTGGGCCAGCTGTATAGGCCCCAGCCCACGCTGCGGCCGTTGCGATCCCATGCGTCGTACCAGCCAGAGCCGTCGTTGCTGGGTGACTCATTGCAGCGCATGGGTTGCCAGTAGCTAGGCCCAGTCGCGATATCGGCCATGCACTTCGTGTACGCCGCACCTTGATCCGGATACATCGCCGCCAGGGCGATGCCGGGGGCGAGGAGGAGGCACGCCGCGACTGCGAAATGGCCGAGGGCGCGAATCACCCGCGAATCCCCATGACGGCAGCAATGCCACAGAGCGCGCTGATGAATCCGGCGAATAGGCAGAGGATCATTTGGCCCCCCGCATCAGGAACAGCCGCGCCACCTTCGGGCCTGCCCACAGGCCGAACTTCAACTGTGCAATGACTGCGCAGCCGCCCAGCACCGCAAGAACCACCATGCCGACCTGAAGGCCGCCGATGATCGTCTGATAGTCCATATCGTTCCCCTGAAATAGAAAGGGGAGGCATGGCCTCCCCTACCCCACCACTGTTCGGCTTACGACTTACCGAACAGACCCGCCACCTTGCGGCCGCCCCACAGGGAGAAGCCAACGACGGCGATCAACGCCAGACCACCACCGATGGCGGCGAGCGCAGCAGCGACCGACAGACCGGCCAGAATCGATTCGAAATCCATGTAAATCCCCTTTCATTGATTGAGTTGATGGCGGCCTACGATTTATCGAACACAGCTGCAACACGGCCACCGATGTGCGCAGCCAAATACAAGGTCATGATCAGAATGAACGGCCCCGACGCCCACCCTGCGAGTACGTCTTTGTCCGGCACCTTGAACGCCTCGGCGAACATGGCGACGGAGGAAGCCTCTGCGCTGCTCATCAGCACATACCCCGTGCACTGATCGACGGGCTGATCAGTTGGGATCAGCGTTCCGTTCTCCCCTAAAGCAACGCAGAGGCTCATGACTTAGGCCTGCCCGGCTACGCGCGGCGCAGCCTTCGGCAGCGGGCGCAGTGCGGTGAACTTGCTCAGCGACAGCACGCCCTTGTTGACCTGCGCCATGGTGGCAACATCCAGTTCGTATTCGCCCTCGGCGAACGGCTGCTGGCCCTTGTCCAGGCGCACATCGAACGGATAGGCGAAGCCCGCCGTTTCCAGCTTGGCTTTCTGCTTGCGGGTGGTGTACTCGACGCTCTCGCCTGCATCGTTCTTAAAGCTGCCACCGCGTTCATCAACGCTGGACGACAGGACGGTGACCTTGATGACGTTCTGGATCATTTCGCTACCCCTTTGAGGTTGGCTGTACGGCCGCAATTTCGGGCCAATGCGCTGCTGTGTCGCCTGTGACCCACTTCGGCAGCGATGGCGAAGTGCAGGATTCGATTACCGCCCGCAGGGACTGATCGTCCGGGCAACTTTTGGAAATGAAATTGAGGGCCGCGCCGTACTGGCGGCGGATGTGGCGACGAACGCTCTTCCACGTTGCCTCGACGGCGGCTTTCGTGATTTCGATGCGCGTGGCAACACAGCGCAGAAAGGACAGAACCGGGTAGGCGCCGAGCAGGTAGGAGGCTGGGTCACGCAGAATGTCGAGCGGCAGCTCCTTGCGGTTGGAGTTGCGGAACTGCGCTTCGTAGCGCACCCACGGCGAACCCTTGTCGCCCTGCTCCCTGCCCTTTTCATAGACGCGCAGTTGCTTTTCAGACTTCTTGCCGCCCACGTAGAACGTTTTACCGTCGCCGCTGTCGTAGTCGTCCACCAACTGCGCTTTGGGGCGCTGACCCCGGTTGTCGAACTCGCCAGCTTCGTACCACTTCTGCGCCAAGCGCAGTGGATATTCGCCCAGCAGGTCATCGGCGCACACGTCAACACGGGTGATCCTTCCGGCGCAGCTTTCGAGCTTCGCTCGAAGCTCCAGCCACCGCTGCGCATGGCCGCAGCGCGCTGCGCCTATCGACTTGCATCCATCACCGGTTAGCTCGATGCGGGCGGTATACGTACCATCCGCACGGCGGCAATCTTCGCCACCGAGTTCGATCATGCCGACGAACTTCTTGGCCGCGTCGATGATCTTGATTCGCCACGTGTAGAAGCGACCGCCGCCCACTGTTTCATCCAGTTCAAGGCCAAGCCCGGCGAAGAACCAGCAGAACACCTGCAGGGCAGCAATGCGTGCGTTGTCCGGGGAGAACTCAATCCACTGGCGGACCTCTTCGAAACTGTCGCTGTCACGGAAGGCGAGTTCGTCCAGCGCTGCGCGCAGGTCGATGGAAGCGGAGAACCAGTCAATGCCGACCGTCAGGGTTGCCTGCGAGTTCCTGAATTCACTGACTCCCCTGTTAGACGAGGGGAGTCCCGACTCGGCCAGCACCGCGCGATCACCGACCATTGCAAACACCCTTCCGGCGCAGGGCGAACACCAGCGACCAATACAGGCCCGTGAGCAGCACGCCGGCAACGAGATAGACGGCCAGCGGATCGCGCAAGAACTCAGCGACCATTGCGAAGCTCCGCGCGCAGCCAGTGGATAAAGCCGAATACGACGAGCACGAAGGACGCCGGCTGCGGGGCGATAGCGAACAGGCCGACAGCCGGAAGGACCCATGGGGAGGGGCGATCACGAAACATGGGTTGCCTCCTGCCGTTCGGCGTAGTGGGCAGCGGCCAGAAGATCGCCGCGCTTGGTAGCGGCAATCTCAGCCTTTGCGAGTGCGATGACCTGGGCTTCGCGTGACCGCTGCGAGGCGGTGCAATCACGCTGGTCAAGCAGCCATGACACGATGCGAGCGGCACCGATAGAGACGGCCGCGATGGCACCCAGCAGTGCGAAGGCAAGGAGGGGCTCGGTCATGCCAGAATCCCCCCATCTACATGGAGCAGAACGGGGCGGGAATGCAACTTCTTGAGAAGATCGGCGAAAAGGTTCGGGAGTGTTGGGAGAACAAGAGCGCGACGGCCATAGCCCTGATGACTCAGGGGGTGGTTATTCTCCTGCTGCTCCTCGCAATTGTTTTTAGCCCTATTAACCTTCAGCTCGCGGACGACCGTGGCAGCGCCGCCGATTGGGTCGCGGCACTGGGAACCTGGGTGATTGGTATTGCCGCCGCTGCGATTGCGTATATCGCGCATAGCAAGAGCGTTCAGGACGCACAAGTAGAGGACGATCGAAGAGCAGAAGTTCGGAGAGTTCAGCGCATGTTTGTCGCCGTTGAACTTGCGAACGCGTATGGCCTCCACTCCCTCCCTGCGGCCTTTAAGCAGATCGAGCCAGACAGGCAAACGATGCCAAAGCTCCGCTTGCTGCACGAGCGCCTGATGCGAGACGCCAAAGAGATCGTCCTTTCGGAGCAGTACGTTTTCTGTCTCACTACAGATCTCGTTGTCGACATTAAGGCGATCAACAACAAGATGGAGAGCATCAGGGAGCTCGTTGACATACAGAGAGACGCTATCGCTCGCAGGACAGAATCGCCGGGGAGCGGGATGCCTATTCCTTGGGATCTGAAGGTGATCGATCAGATCGAGACGTATGCGGGCGAAATTCGAGGCCGATGCCAACAGATCTTTGACAGCCTCGACGCAGAATGACTGGTAGTTCGGCATGTGCCTGCTCCGACCCCAAGCCTCGCCCCAAGGGAACCCGTCAGCGGCCTTGGGGTGCCGGTGACGGGTGCGATTCAAGGTCCTTGTATCGCGGACGTGATTCAATACCCTTGAATTCCAAAAATCAAGGGCCTTGGATCATATGGACGTCAACTCGCTGCTCGATCATGCGAAAGAGGCGTGCGGAGTGAGCTACGACAAGGACTTAGCGCCGCGTCTCGGCGTTCGGCCGTCCGCGATCAGCAACTATCGGAAGGGTGTTTCCCACCCGGACGCCGTGGTTTGCGCAACTTTGGCTGGCTTGACCGGCGTGCCACTGGCGCGAGTGCTTGGGGTTATTGGGGAAGCTCGCGCGATCAGTCGCGAGGAGAAGGCCGTCTGGCGGAAGCTCGCCGCCACGGCAATGGCGCTGTGCCTGGCTGTTGGATTTGCCCTGCCCCACAAGGCTCAGGCCGCCGTCGCGGGCTTTGATAAGTCCGCAGTCTATACATTATGCGAAATGCAATATCCGTCGTGACTGGGTTCGTCGGCTCTGCATGGCAATGCCTGCGGCTCGGGCCCGCCACTTGCCTCCCTGTCGGCTCCCCGGACAAGGATGAGATTGCAGCATGAGCAAGATCGATCCCCATGACCGCATAGATCTAACCAGCCCTTGGGCCGGGGCCACTTTCCCTAGTGCTAGTTTCGACGTCAGGCGCGTGAAGAACAGCGCTTGAATCTTGCTCCCCGGCAATGCTGATCAGCTCAAAATCGACAAATTTCTGATTGGGGAATCGCTTCCGCAGAACGGCATGAAATTGGGACTTGGCCCTTTGCAATGATGCAAGCGTGTCGTCTACATCTTTAATGATGAACTCCGTAGTTCGTACAAGCTCATCAACCACGCGCGGTCCGACTTCGTTACGCAATTCCCCGAAGGTAATTCCCGGTCGCTCGTGAAGAGCCTTAGCTTCAGCTGCCGGCTGGTATTGCTCCAGATGAACCCTGGAGCGGCGGTCGATTGCCTTCATAAGGTTATGGAAGCGTCGCTCCTCTAGCCATAAGTCAGCGACTGTCTGTTGGCCCTCTTTGTCGGAAAGAAAGCTGAGGCCGTCGAAGTTGAATCTCTCTCGATCCACATCCTCTGGAAGGCTCGGCGCCAGCATTATTCCGGCGGCAGGCCGCCGATCACGAATCGGATCTACGTAGCTTGCCTTGTAGCCACCAACGATATCCATCATTCGGAATAGGCACTGAAGCGCGGCGCCTGCTTGTGCAATCTCCTGCTGCCGCCTGTCCCTATCCTTCTCCTTTTGCTGGAGCCGAAATGCGAACATGGCACCAAAGAAAGACGCCGCGACCGTGGCGATCGCTGAAAGATAGTCCTTCTCCAAGATGCTCGAAATCACTTGGCCGATGGTCTCTTGCGCCTGGCGTATGAGCTCGTACGCGCTCTCCATTTCAATACTCCACTCGTTGAAGGACTACTTGCACGCGGCCCAAACTTTGTCATCCATGCGGCGGCTAATTTCGAAGGACCGCCTCATGCCTGCCGCCTCGTAGGCTCGCGCACGCTCGGCCTTAGCCACTTCGCACGCACCGGGGTCGCGGTACTGCGAAATGTGGTGAAGCTGGGCGCCGCCGTTGTTGCGGCTGTTGCGGCGATAGACCTGCTGAGGCGGCTGGAATTGGATGGCCGCCGCATTCTGCTGCCGCATGGCGTCTATGCGTTGCTCATTGGCAGTGACTGCATCTGACCTGGGCGCGACTTCAACGTCCCACGTCTTTGCAGGTGCACCATCGGCGCATGGCATCGACTGATACTCAGTCCCGGCCTTGGTAACGCACTTGTAAATCTGCTGCTGGGCGGCAACCGAGCCAGCAACTGCACTTAGCAGCAATCCTGCCGCAATCCTTGTGAGCATCACTTCTTCCCCCCTTAAACTGATCTTACGTTCTGGCTTTAACCTTGACTATGACGCCGAAAAGCTCGATCCAACCATTGGGCAACTCAGTAGCGAATATCGAACAGTCGGCTCATGGGTGGACTATAAGGGCAATCGCACCCAGGGCCGCAAGGCCCAGTGGCCGCGAGGGATATGGCAGCGAGTCTCTGCTTCGAGCGGAGAAATCGAGCGCCCCGGCTCGCAGATGCGGGGTTTGACCTTAGCAGCCATGATTGCCCTCCCCGCTCTTCGGGCAACGCTCGGTCCACCTCTGGCGAGTCTCGACCCATACGAACTGAATCAGAAGACTGATCGGAGCGACCGGAACAATCAGAATCGCCAGCAGGAGCATCAGTGCCAAGATGTACGCAACGGCCACAACAAGGGCAAGAGGGGGCTCGGTCATGTCAGAATCCTCCGGACGACAGGGGCGCCGCAGGGGGGGGGCATGAAAAGCATCGTAAACCACACGATCAGTACGCTTGGGGTTGTACTGTGGACGATTGGGGTGTTTGCGGCTGGAGCTATCGCCAGTTGGTGGGCATTCGGAGTGCCGAGAGGCGTTGACTTGGCAGCTGACACCGGCAGTACGGCTGATTGGGTGGCCGCGATTTGTACGGGAATGGTTGGGATCGGTGCGTGCTGGTTCGCCTTCGAAGCCAACCAGCATCGGCGTGACGAGATGGCGCGACAAGAGCTCAAAGAGAAGATGGCTAAAAACGCTAGACTTGCGTTAATTCTGGCAGTGGCCAATACCGCGGGCGTGATTGGAAGCAGGATGGAGGACTTCGTCATGCCGGATGGTGATGATGAGCCCACCTTCGAGCTGATGAAGGTAATGCTCCATGTGATCCGGAAGTCGCTCAGCCGCCACGATTTGGCTGGCTTGGAACGCAGCTTGCTCGACGACGCATCCTTGAACGCTCTCAGTGCGCTTGAGCTTCGTCTCATGCAGTTTGAGGACGTTGCACAGTCGACCATCGCTCACTACGAGTCCGACCCTGACAGCTTCGACCCCGCCGACCTGGAGCCGCTTGAGCCTCTGGTTGACGCGGGCAGGCACCTCGCAGAGGCGGGCAATAGGCTGAGGACGCTGGTAAGTGTGCTTCGCGAGGACGTTTAACGAGGTCGTTCTAATTGGAGGTGTGCCCGCCATCCTGAGTCGGGGTTCGGTTTTGCAGGCAGGACGGCCCGCCGGGTCTGAGAGAGTATCGATTCAATGGAGGCGATTCCGCCGAGGCGCCCCCCCCTGTGCCCCGGCTACAATGCGCGAAGGACGCCCTGGGGGAAACATGGAACGCGAGAGACAAGAGCCCGCATTCAGTGCGGCGGACCTACAAGATGTCCGTTTCTGCAGCCAGCGGGAGCATTCCGTCAAATAGGTGGATTCGGCCGCTGGGCCGGGATGAGCGCTGCATTTATGGACGAAGGCTCCAGAGAATTGAAGGCGGCTGACGGGATGGCTCCAACGATCCCTGCTGATGCCTTGCGTCAAGTCGCGAATATCCCGACTTTGAACAGCCCTGCATCACTACCCTGCTCTACTCAACACGATACCGCCCCGGGAACATTCAATCATATTTTGACCAAAGCGGAGGGCAAGTAATCATGCACGAAATCATCTGTCCGCACTGTGGAAAGGCATTCAAGATTGACGAGGCGGGATACGCTGACATCTTGAAGCAAGTCCGCGACGGCGAGTTTGAGAAGCAGCTTCGTGAGCGACTCGAGCTGGCTGAACATGACAAGCGGAACGCCGTTGAGCTTGCCCGAGCAAAGGCTGCCAGTGAGTTGCAGGGTGCTGCAGCAGCTAGGGATGCTGAAATCCAACACTTGAAGGCCCGCCTGGATGCAGGTGAAGTTACGAAGAAGCTTGCAGTTTCCGAGGCCCTTGGTGCGGTGCAGAAAGAGCGCGACGAGTTAGTCAATGAGCTGGCGCGGGTAAAACAAGACGGGCAAGCCGCATCTGCGCTGGCCGAGGCGAAGCTGTCAAGCGAACTGCATAAGACTGCGTCAACAAAAGATGCAGAAATACAGAGGCTGACGGCTAAACTCGATGCGATCGAGCTTGCTCAGAGGCTGGCGATTACTCAGGCCGTCAGTGGCGTTGAAAAGGAGCGCGACGAACTGAAGAGTGGTCTAGAGCGAGCGGAGCTTCAGCAACAGATTTCCGAAAAATCGCTCAAAGACAGGTACGAGACGCAGATTAAAGATCGGGATGACATGATCGAGCGCCTCAGAGACATGAAGGTGCGTTTGTCAACAAAGATGGTCGGCGAAACCCTAGAGCAGCACTGCGAAACCGAGTTCAACCGTATTCGGTCAACAGCATTCCCTATGGCGTACTTCGAGAAAGACAATGATGCCCGGAGCGGAAGCAAGGGCGACTATATTTTTCGCGACTCAGACGATTCAGGGACTGAAATCGTATCGATCATGTTCGAAATGAAGAATGAGAATGACCATACCGCCACGAAGAGCAAGAATGAGGACTTTCTAAAAGAGCTCGACAAGGATCGTAATGAGAAGGGGTGTGAGTACGCGATATTGGTATCCCTCCTCGAGCCGGACAGTGAGCTTTACAATACCGGAATTGTCGACGTATTTCATCGGTATCCGAAGATGTATGTGGTCCGGCCGCAATTCTTTCTTCCGATCATTACGCTGCTTCGAAATGCAGCGATGAACTCGCTAAAGTACAAGTCAGAGCTTGCGCTGGTTAAGGCGCAGAATATTGACATCACAAATTTCGAAGCCGGGCTTGAGGGCTTCAAGTCCGCTTTTGCGAAGAACTACGATCTCGCCTCCCGACGCTTCAAAGCGGCAATTGAGGAGATTGATAAGTCGATTGATCACCTTCAGAAGACGAAGGATGCTTTACTAGGAACGGATCGGAACCTTCGCCTCGCAAATGATAAGGCACAAGATGTGACAATCAAAAAGCTCACTCGAGGAAACCCGACGATGGCAGCCAAGTTTGCGGAGCTGCAGACCAAAGACTCACCTGGCAGCGAGCCTGATCAAATCAATGAGGATGGTTGA